TACAAAGAAACGCAGGGGGTCGTTAACGTCTTGAAAACGGTTAACAATCTCCTGCCGTTCATCTTGAGGTGTTTCCCCGTAATAAAGTGCGACCGAATCGGGCCCGAAACGGTCGCGCAGGGTCTGACAAATCTGTTGAATGTCGTGGGTATACGACGCCCAAATGATTGCCTTCCCTGATAGCTCGTCTGTAATGCTCGTTAGTTCACTCAGACGGTTGTTCTTTAGCGGTTGTATCTTTCCAACGTCGGGTTGAAAGAAACCGCAGCAAATCTGTTGTAGACGCATGATCTGCGTCAGCACACTCTCTGTAGTTGCAAGCTCCCCATCAAGCTGGGCCAAAGCCAGCTTCTTCATCTGCATGTAAACCTTGGCCTGTTCGTCCGTTAGTTCTACATTCCGGCGCGTGTATATTTTTTCAGGGAGGTCTAAGCACTCTTCTTTCAAGATGCGGGTGGAGAAGTTAAACAAGCGTTCGTTTAGCTCATCTAGGCGTCTATACCCGGTTATCTCCTGAAAACTGCGCGCCCCCATCATACGCTTCTGTACTATAGCATAGCGGTTTTGAAAGGCAAAGAAACTGTTGTAACCAAGCGCGCGTTCATCCAAGAAATTACACTGACTAAACAAATCCATAGGACTTTTGGTGACCGGAGACCCCGTAAGTATGCGGCGGTACTTACTATATTTAGTGAGCACCATGAGATTCTTTGTGCGCTGGGCTTTGCGGTTCTTGATAGTCGTGCTTTCGTCCACAATCACCATGTTGTCGGGGTTCTGTACCAGAAATCGTCCCGCCATCCGCGCACCGCGTGGCGAGGAGAAAGCTTCAACGTTGATGACAAATATCTTGAGCCCGTCGAAGTCTTCCATAATCATTTCTTCAAGCTCTGCGGCATACCTTTTACTCAGAGTAGGCTTCCAGCTTAAAACTTTACGGTTAACCGACTCAGATAAATGTAACGGTATCTCGCCAAGCGCCCAGTTGTCATAAACGCCCTTGGGCGCAACAATTAACGCCGCGGTGATTTCACCTTTGTCGTAAAGAATGCCCATGTTATCAATGGCAACCTTACTTTTACCAGTTCCCATCTCCATAAAGTACGCATGAAACTTCGCGGACCACGAGCCTTCCAAGGCTTTACGCTGATGGTCGAACGGTTCAGTTTTAAACTGGTACAAAGTTTTCTCCTTTTGACGCTTGACTATGAGAACTTATAAGAATATAAGCGTCTTTGTCAAGGCCGTAAAAGGGTCTTTAACAACGAAAGAGAGAAAACATGAACGACATACTATCGATGATGGAATCCGACTTTGAAGATACAGTCGCTAATTCCGTAGAGAAGGGTAACCTCGGTGAGATTTCCACCCTAGCCCGAAAAATCCGACAGGCGCAACAAGAAGTCGAAGAGATTGAGAAAGACCTCAAGTCTCGGAAGAAGGACTTGTTGAAACTGACGGATGAAGAACTGCCGTCTGCTATGCAGGAGTTGGGCATGTCTTCGTTTTCATTAGATGATGGTTCCACTGTAGACGTTAAGCCTACTTACGGAGCCAGCATATTAGTGGCTAACCGCCCGCTTGCCTATGAGTGGCTGCGTGAAAACGGTTACGACGATATTATCAAGAACGTTGTGTCTTGTGAGTTTGGTCGTGGCGAGGACGAACAGGCAAGCGCCTTTAAAGCGTTTGCCTCAAAAGAAGGCTTTCCTGCCGATCAGAGCGAAAGTGTTCATTCTGGTACACTCAAGGCTTTTGTGCGGGAACGCGTCGAAGCCGGGGATGATTTCCCTATGGAATTGTTTGGGGCCTATGTAGGCCAACGCGCTATAATCAAAGGAGCAAAATAATGGCGAATGCAGTTGCAAAAACAAAAAAGTCTGACGTAGTACAGTTTGACGGGGCTATGTTTGAACAGGACGCGGGTCAAGGTAACCAAAACATTAGCAGTGATGATCTGGCTCTGCCGTTTCTGAAACTCCTTAGTGGCTTGGACTCTGTTCTGGACACTCACGAGACCGCCCGAAAAGGTGACATCTATAACACCGTCTCAGGAGAGGCTATAAGCGGCAAGGACGGCATGTTGGTCATTCCATGCGCCTATCAGCGTGTATTCATTCAGTGGCTTCCACGGGGCTCAGGATCGGGCGCACCTATGGCTATCTATCAGCCTAACGACTCCACCCGCCCTAAGACTGAACGTAGCAGCGAAGACAACAAAGAATATGTTGTTGGCGGCGACGGTGACTACATTGAAGAGACACACCAACACTATGTACTGGTAGTCAAAGAAGATGGATCAACCGAGACCGCTCTGATTGCGATGAAGTCAACACAGTTGAAGAAGTCCCGCAAATGGAACAGCATGATCCAATCTGTTACCATGCAGGGGAAGAACGGGCCGTTTAACCCACCCCGCTTCTCGCACATCTACCGCATCAAATCGGTAGCAGAAGAAAACTCCAAGGGTTCTTGGCACGGCTGGGAAATGTCGCGTGAGGAACCAATCCAAGATGCCAACATCTACGCACAGGCCAAAGCTTTCTCTGAAAGCGTCTTGAGCGGCGATGTTGTTGTAAAACACGAAAACGAAAAAGCTGAGAACGCAAACTCAGACGACATCCCGTTTTAAGTTTTACTAGGGGGCTGCTACGGCAGTCCCCACCGCAAGGACATAACCATGACAGTTAAAAAGTTCTCGTCTATCTTTGATGGACTAAAAGAAGCTTACGGCACATACCGCATAGACAAAACGCAGTCCAACGGCAAAAATACAGGTAAAGCGGGCATCGTTCGTGAACCGCGGAACGCGGGTCTATGGGAAGGCCACTTGTCCGGCAAGGGCAACTCTATCGGCATCATACCGATTAATGCTGACAACATGTGCAAATGGGGCTGCGTTGATATCGATCAGTATCCGCTAGACCATAAGCTCCTGTTGGAAAAGATTAGAAAATTAAAGATACCGCTGGTTGTCTGCCGTTCTAAGTCCGGTGGGGCTCATTGCTTCCTCTTCTCTACAGATTGGGTTGAAGCAAAGGACATGCAGAAATCATTGAAAAGCGTGGCCGCGGCGCTGGGCTACGGTGAGAGCGAGATATTTCCAAAGCAGATAAAGCTGCACTTGGACCGCGGAGATGTAGGTAACTTCTTGAACCTACCATATTACAATGCGGAAGAAGGCTTACGCTACGGCATCTTGGACGACGGCACATCTGCTTCGCTTGAAGAGTTCTTTGAGCTTTACGAAAAATATGCTCAAACCCCGGAACAGATACAAAAGTTACAGATTACCGAAAGCGCCGAGGGTACGCCTGTTCGGGACGGACCGCCGTGCTTGCAGCATCTGGTCAAAGAAAAGATTTCCGAAGGTGGGCGCAATAACGGTCTGTTTAATATCGGCGTATACTTACGCAAGGCCTACCCCGACAGCTGGGAAACAGAAATCCTAACATACAACATGCAGTACTTAGAGCCGCCGCTGCCTCTGTCTGAAGTGACCGTGGTGGCAAAGCAGCTTGAACGCAAAGATTACGCCTACAGGTGCAGCGATGCGCCGATCAACGCGCATTGTAACAAGGAACTCTGCCAAACCCGCAAGTTTGGCATTGGGAGCGCCGTACAGAACGCTACAGTGGCCAATCTGCGTAAGTATAACTCAACACCCCCGGTTTGGTTTATGGACGTTAACGGGGAGCCTCTGGAGCTAGACACTGACGCTTTGATGAGCCAGCCCATGTTTCAGAAAGCTTGCATGGAGCAATTGAACTTCATGCCGCGTAGCGTGGCAAAGCAACAGTGGGAAGGTCGGATCAGCGCCCTGCTTACAGAAATGCGCGAAAACGAAAGCGCCATCATGGAAGTCGCCGTGGATGCAAGTATCAGCGGGCAGTTCTACGATTACCTAGAAGAGTTTTGCCGTTTCCTACAGCAAGCGCAGGACAAAGAAGAAATCTTGCTTCGCCGCCCTTGGACCGATGAGGACGCTATGGTTACTTATTTCCGCCTCAAGGACTTTGAGAACTTTCTAAAGAAGAACAAATTCTTTGAGTACAAGTCGCACCGCATTGCTCAACGTCTGCGGGACATCAACGGCGACAGCACGGTGCTCAAGATCAAAGGTCGTGCCGTCCGCGTCTGGCAAATACCTGCCTACAACGTAGGGGACATGGATATATCTACACCGGACTTTGCGCCAAAACATGGGAGCCCGTTTTGAGTAAGAACGTCTTTAAAGAAATGCGTAACGCCGAAATCGTTCACATGATCGATCAAAGGCACATGACAAAAACAGCGGTGGCTAAATGGTTCAACATTAGCAAGCAGCGCGTCTGGCAGATTTACCAAAGGGAGAAAGAGAATGTTCAGGATATTCGGCCCACCGGGGACGGGGAAGACAACTCGACTTCTTAATATGGTCGATGACGCTCTCCAGAAGGGTGTCGAACCTCGCAGCATTGCTTTCCTAGCCTTTACACGCAAAGCGGCAAATGAGGCCAAAGAACGCGCGTCTAAACGCTTTAACCTAGACCCAAAGAAAGACCTGTTCTACTTTAGAACCCTGCACAGTCTGGCGCTGACCTGTTCCGACATCCGGACAGAGCAAGTCATGCAAGACGAAAACTACAGAGAACTTTCTGAAAAGATGGGCGTAGAGCTTCAAATCACCAGATCAAACAGCTTTGACGACGATCTGCCTGAGATGACCAAAGCCACAGACCCTATCTTAGGCATGATAAACCTTGCCAGAATGCGTAAAGTGTCCCTGCGTGACCAGTACAACTCTATGGATAGTCCAATCGAATGGAACATCATCAAGTATGTGGATGAATGCTTGCGCAGCTACAAAGAAAACCTAGAGATGTACGACTTTACAGACATGCTCGAAAGCTTTCCAGAAGAAGGTTTCCGCTCGTGCCCCGCGTTTAAACTCTGCTTTGTCGATGAAGCGCAAGACCTGTCACCTATCCAGTGGGACATTGCGCATATTTTAGATGAAAAATCTGACCGCATGTATTGCGCTGGGGACGATGACCAAGCTATCTATAGGTGGGCTGGGGCAGACGTAGATCACTTCATTAACCTCGACGGTGGGTCAGAGACCCTGTCTCAGTCCTACCGCATACCACTAGAAGTACACCGCCTCGCAGAACGGGTCGTGGGACGCATAGATAAAAGGTTCCTAAAAGACTATGAACCCCGCGTAGATAGCCTCGGATCAGTACGCCGCATCTTTAGTATCGAAGAGATGGACATGTCTGAAGGATCGTGGCTCGTGCTTGCTCAAGCCGGATACCAACTACAGCCCGTAGCTACCGAGCTAAAGTCCAGCGGATACCTGTACGAATACCGCGGCCATCGGTCCATATCAGAAAAGCTAAGTAACGCCGTGAACGGTTGGGAACAAATGCGCAAAGGTAGAGATATACCCGGCGCAACCGCTAGAAAAATCTATGCCTACATGTCAGTCGGGGATCGTATCACCCGAGGGTTTAAAAAACTGCCCGGGCTGGAAGACCAAGACATCGTAAACATGCAATCGCTGACCGCGCACCACGGGCTTTTAGCCGACG